ATTATCAACTTTAGCTTTATCAACATTTGTATAGTCATTTGTTGACAAGGCTTTACCAGTCACTTTGTCAACTTTGTTTAAGTCAATTAATCTACCTTGATTAGCACTCAAAGGTTTTTCTACGTCTGTGCTATCTAAAGCATCCACAATATCACTTATACTTACTTTGTTATTACTTAAAGCATTTATTGCATCTTGTAATAACTTAGCTACATTTGCACTTGCAGGTTTATCTGTATCAATGCTAGTTGTGTTGTTTACTATATTAGCTTTTGTGATATATAAACTCAAAGTAGTTAAATCAGCTTTGTTTGTAATTAAGCTTGCTATTGCATCAGCATTTGCTTTGATTGTTTCAGTACTCCAACCTGCACCAGCTAATATTTTTAAAAGATTTGATAGCTTCATTTTTTTCATGTATGCTAATCCTGTTCCACCTGTTTCTACTCCAAATAAAGCATCAGCATCTATTGCTGTTGTTTCTTGTGTGTTGTCACTATATGGTACTATTGCCATTTTATTCTCCTAATCGTATCTTCTGTCTAATATATTCACTTGACTTGATTCTAATATATAAACTTCACCAGTTTGTATTATCCATTTTATTTCATAATAGTAATTTCTTGGGTCTAAGGTTGTGTCTGCTACACTCAATGTAAATTCTGCTATTCCTTCAGCACCACGATTTGTTACATTTGCATTTTGTGAAATTACAGCATCTTCATCACTTTCACTTTCAGTTCTTTTAAATATAATACTCACTGTATCATTTTCTATATTTTGTAACACTTTATCTTTATAACAATACACATTAAAAGATTTTGTAGTTTTTTCAAAAAAGTTTGTTAACATTCTTCTCGCCTCCATTCTATAAATCCATAACTATCTTCAGTATCATATCCATAGCCATAACCAGTATAAGTATTATAAATTAAAACATCTTTTATAATTGCACTATATATTGATTCTACTATTTTAGAACTAATACTTTTTTCTATAATATTAGATTCATATATTTGTTCTTTTATCTTACACTTTATCATGCTTTCCTCTTATTTTATTATACAACAAAGCACCTATTAAAATTCATTAATAAGTGCTTATCTGTTACATTCTACCTCTACTTATTAAAACTTTTTTTCGCTCTTCCATAGATATTAATAAACTATCAACGCCTTCGATTCCAACAAAAGTATTGTTGCTTATATTATATGTTGGTGAATCAGAACCATTTCCAAACCCAAAGTCTTTTGCTTTACTTAAAGGAGCTATTATTTCAGGTTCTCCACCATCACCTACAACTGCATTTGTTGGTCTAGTCGCTATTCCACCTTCTGCTAAATATACTGGTGGTAATGGTGGTGGTTGAGCACTTATACTTGCAACTTGAGCTATTGTCGCTCCTGCAATAATAGGAGTAGAAATTGCTCCAATAATTGGACCTAATGCCCAAGCTTGCATAATCCCTTCTGCACCTGCAATTATTGCACTTGATATAGAAGATTTCTTATCATTTTCAAATTGTGCTACATCTGCAACATGTTGCCTACGTGTTACTTCGTTTTGTGCTTCTTCCCACTTTGCTTGAGCAAGTTCTTGGTCATCTGCATATTTTGCTTCCGATGCAGTTTTGCTTGCCAAATATTCTTCATAACTTATTTGGTCGGTGTCATACATTTCTTGTAATGAATTTAATTCTTCTTCATTAGCTTCTGATAATCTATCTAATGCCTCATCTTTTGCATCAGCAAGTCCACCTACTCTATCAATTTCTCTTTGAGCTAATTCAATAGCTTGTTCTTCTTGTGCCATCGCTAAGTCAAAACTAGCACTAAAGGCATTTGATACAGCATTTATAACTGGTTGTAAATCACTCCATGTATTACTAAGTTTTTTAACACCTTTTTGAAAATTCTCTAATACACCATAAGCAGTATCACCCATAGCACTTTTTAAAGCTTCTGCTATAGGTTCTAATGCACTTCTTTCTAGTTTATAATCTTTTATAAGCTGATTATGATAAGCAAGTGTGTATGCATAATCTTTTGATTCTTTCCCATATAACTTTATAGATGCTTCTAATGCTTGCTGTTTATTATGTTCTAATACTTCAATTTGTGATGCACCAGATATTGCAAATAATTTTTGTTCCCACTCTTTTTGGATAACTTCGTCAATTTTTTTAATTTTCTCGTCATATAAAGCAAGTGTATCAGCCATGATACCTTCTTCGGTTTCACCTTTTTCTTCTAATTGTGCAATTGCTTCATCACGTTTTATTTTAATTTTATCATATACATTAGTAGTTGTTTCTAATAGTAAATTTCTTGATGCAGTTTTACGATTTGCGTCTCCTAATTTAATTATTTGGTCATCGTATAAAGCGTTTGTATCAGCTATGATACCTTCTTCAGTAACACCAGTTTCTTCTAATTTCTTTAAAGCAACTGCACGAGCATTATCAATTTTTGCATATTCACTAGTAGTTGTTTGCAATAATAAATTATTTTTAGCAAGCTCACCAGCTTCTTTAATTGTTTTATCTCTTAAAGCATCATAATAATCTCCAAGTTTATCTAAATAATCTGCGTCTGTTGCATGAGCTTCGCCTGCTTTTAATATTGCATTAGCTCTATCATTTTCAATTTTGACTAAACCTTTACCAGCACTTAAAAGACGTAGATTATTTTCTAATAATCCTTTCCGTTCTTTTACAAACGCTTCGCCTTGTGAAATTTCTTCATTGGTTGTTACAACTAATTGTTCTCCTAGACTTAAAAGTAAAGCAGTTAGAAAAGTTTGTTCTGAAAGTTCAGCTGTAGATGCTTTTTGTTTATTTAAAACTTTTATTGTTGATTCTAAATCGGCAGAACTTAATTGGCTATAAACTAACATTGTATTGGCTACTTTTTTAGCTAACAAATCAGCTTCATTTGCTCCTTTGCTAAAAGCATCATCACCTTTTTTCATTGTTTCAGCTAAAGTGTTAATTTCTTTATATAATTCTGGATAAGCATCAGCTAAATATTCTATACTCATTTGTTCATTAGCAACAAGTTGAGCTGTTTTTATCATAGTAGCTTGTTGACCAAGTTTTAAACTACCTAGTTTACCTTCTGCTTCTAATAACTTATTGGTACTATGTATTAAAAGACTTTGTGCTTCACTATATGCGACTTTTTTTGTGCCTAATTCAGTAAATCCATATCCTTGCATCATTTGAGCTCGTGTTAAATTATTTAAATCATCAATAATACCTTCAGCTTTGAATCCATCAATAACTGCATTTGCTTTTTCCTGCCTTGCAGTTTGTGTTTCTATGGTTTCACTATAAGATTGGGTTTTACTCTCTATCGTATCATAATTTTGAGCTAATTCAAGAAGGTCACTATTCATATCTAAGACTATTTGTTGTTTTCTTATATCTAATAAGTTTCGTTCTGTAGTTGTTAACCCTTCTTGTTTGTCGCTAAGTGTTTTAATTATTGCACTATAATCTTCTGTTGAGCTAACTAAATCAAGTAAAGTACCATTCATTTGTTCAGTTATACTATAAGAGCCCATCATTTTATCAATAAATGTTGTTGTTGCTGGTACAATACCACCAAATGCACCTATAATCGCATCACCAATTTCAGTGCTTATAGCTTGCATTTGAGAACCTAATCTCTTGAACTCAAATCCTACTTTATTTATTCCTTCCGTTTGTTCTCTATAAGCTCTATCAGTTGCACCAACACTATCACTTAATAAATCCATTTTACGTTTATAAGTATCAGCTTGGTCCATTGCTAATGCTTGAGCACCAACTACTGCTTGTATACGACCAAATAATTGTTTAAGTGATATTCCACTTTCTTTACTATACGTTGCTATCTCTTCTAATGCACCTTGGAATCCTTTTGCTTGTACAAAAGCTTTACCACTTGATACACCCATTTGGTCATAAAATTTCTGTAATGCTTGTGAAGGAGCTGATAAAGCTACTAAAGCACCTTTTAGTTGTGTTGCTACTTCGTTTGTGTTACCTGTAACACCAGTTAAAGTTGCAAAAGATGTAAATAACTCTGTAGTTGTAACACCTAAGTTTTTACTTAATGATGTTACTCCTTGTATACTTCCAGCTAATTCAGGGAATGTTGTTTGACCTAATTTAACTGTCATAAATGCTAAGTCTGATACTTTTTGTAAAGCTTCAGCACTTGTATCACCATAAGCTTTAGTAACAGCACTTAATAAATTTAAAGACCCTGTAGTAGTACTTAAACCTGCAATTGAGGCTCTAGTAACTACATCCATCTTCGCAGTTGTATCAGTGGCATCACCAAACGCTGATATGACTTGATACAAACCACCACTTAAATCTGAAAGTGATTTAGCACTTTCAGTACTTAAATCTCTAATAGAATCTTTTAATTCATTAATTCTATTTATTTCACCAGGAATAAGTGTAGCAACATTAGCCATACCCTCATTAAATTCAATTGCTTTTTTTGTACTATCTATTAATACTTTTTTTAAAGTTAAGAGTGTACTTGCCAATCCTGCAATTTGAGCAATTGAACTACCCATAAAGGTTTCCATAATGAATTGTATACTATATTTTTTAGTTGCCATTTTTACCTCTCATTTCTCTGTTCATTTTCAATTGCATCGAAAATTTCAAAAACTTTTATTATTTTCCATGGATGTTCATACCAACTTTTACTATAAGGCATATAACCTTTTTTATACCATTGCCACATTTTTATCCATTGAAAAAAATAGGTACTCATGTAATTTGGTATTTCCTTTTTCATAAAAGAAAATCCACCTAAATTACATTTAACAGCATGTAAAGAATCACACGTAAATCTATTAGGTTTATAATTCGCACTTCCCTCCATCCAAAGGAGAAATGCGATTATTAGTTTTTTGTGTTAAGAACACCAATTGTTGTAATATAATCTTCAATTTCTCTAACAATTGAACTAATTTGGTCTGACTTGTACTCATAAAGTTTTTCAGCATCTGTAAATTCTATAATTTCGCCATTAGCTCTTTTAAATTTAAAGTTCTTTAATTCTTTAATCTTTAAAATAAACTCCCACTTAGGGCTACATTCTCTATATTTTTTAGTCCAAACATCAGTTGATATAATTTTTTCAACATCTGATTCTTTGGCTAATTCTTGAGCAATTTCATTTGCAGTTCTTTGTACTAATTTATCTAAATCCCTAGCACTTAAAGATGCTAGTGTAACTACCATTTGGTCTTCTTCTTTTCGCTTTGTATTATCATATGCTTTTACAACATATTTTATTTCTTCATCTGTAATATCAATATAAAAATCTGTTTTAGGTTGTTCAACCTTTTCAACTTCTTTTGTTTTTTTAACAACTTCTTTTTTAATTTCTTTCATTTATTATTCCTTTAATAACTAAATTTACTACACCTGTTTTTGCAGATGTAGTATTATGATTTTATAGTAAAATTTCAATTAATTGTAATCTATCACCACTTACTGGACTAAAGTTTGAACTGAATTCCTGTGCTGTGTTATCAACAATTTTAATATTACCATTTTCAATTGCTATTTTGCCAATTACTGCAATTCTCTTTCCACCAGTTACATCTTCCTCATTCAAGAATCCAAGTAAAATTAATTCACCATCTGTTGATTCACTATAATTAATTTTACCATCGGTTGCTACTGATAACAAAGGTAAAAAAGCATTAAGATAATCTAAATTATCTGCTCTTGTAATACCACTCAGTGTACCACTTGCATCGGTACGTCCCATACGATAAGTTTTTATATCATCAGGTAAAGTTGTCATCTCAATTTTGTCTTTTGTTAAAGCAATTTCAAATGATTTGATACTTGCATCTGGTACTGCACTTACTTCAAGCACCATTTCTTTTACTTTATCACCAACTGCTGGAACCAAAGTACCATCATTATAAAAATAGAACCCTACTTTTGCACCCTCGAAATCAAAGACTGTTGTTAATGCTGTTGCAAGTGCTGTTATTCTATAAAATCCAGCTCCATCTCCACTTGCTTTGTCTCCATCAACCAATTCATCCAATGTTTGAGTAACATCTCCTACCAATTCTGCAGAAGTATCTTTTACAAGATACAAAGCCCCATCATTACCTATTAATTTTTGTTTAGCCATTATTTTCTCCTATATTATTATTATAACATTGTCACTTTAGTTTAAGTGAACTCTTTATATTCTATTGTCAAATAGATTGTATAATAAATATCATTCACATTAGATATTTCACTATCTCCTGAACCACCATCTTCATACACATATGCCAAATGAACACTTCCGTAATCATTTGTCAATATACCATTTGTTTTATATATATTTTTTAAATCTTCTATAATTGCCAAAGCTCTTGATGTACCAGTATCTTTAGGTACATTTACATTTATTTGAGCAATTCCGTTTAATCTTAGCTTACCATCAAGTGTAACTTCACTATTATAAGCACTCATAAAATATAATTCCAAAAATTCATCTATACTGTCAAAGTCAAACTTTACATTTTCGGTGATTAAAGAAATTGAATTTGCTGTGCTGTATGTTTTTAGTTCTTTAGTTATCACTTTAATTACATCACTTCTTGTCATCTGTTTCACTCTTTGCTTTTTTAACAATATCATCAAGTTCTAACATAGTTATTCTTACCATTCCCGATGGTGCTTGTTTACTAAAACCATTTATGGTTCTTCGACTTTCACCTTTAGGAGCAGTTGGATATTGACCTAATTCAAGTTTTTGAATATAAGGTAAATTATTCGTTAAATATAAATTTCTACCTATCTCAAACTTGTCTATTACTTTAGCAACTTTGTTTATTGTATTTGCTCCATTTTTGTCGGTTTTTATTCTGTCATGCTTTGAAGATTTGTCTAAACTACATATCCAATTCCCTCTAGCACTACCACCATAATATTCACCAACAGGTGTTTTTTTGATAACTCTACTATATCCTTCTAATGCTATTGCTTGAATAACTTCTTGTGCATATTTTTTTGCATCTTTTGACATTGTAGAAAAATCATCCATATGATATTTTATATTGTCTGCCATTATTTCCTCACATATAACTTATGTAAAACAACAATGTTAGCTGGTGCAATTGGGTCAGACCTATATATTCTATATTCTTGTTCTAACGCTATATAATCGTTCACTACAGGACTTATATCACTTGGAGTCATATATATAACTTTATCACCAGTCAACACATTAGTACCATCAATTTCAAGCTTATCAATTTCAACTTGTAGAACTTGTACAGGAAACATTTGTGTTGCACTATCTAAAGACACTGTTATTTCACCAGTTATTTTATTTTCATAATAATAATAACCTTCTATATCATCATACTTTTTGTCCCAATCATTAATAGATGTGTTTCTTTTCAAAGTTGTTTCAAATCCAAATTCTATCATTAATGGTATAACTGTTTCTACTAAAATAGCATTATAATCAAAAGCCATTAGTATCTCCTTACATTTGCATTATATGATATAGCTACTACATAATCTTTTAAATAACTTGCAATACTATTATATGTTTTCTTGACACTATTACCATTTGTGTAAGAATATGCTGTTTTAATTGGTCCTACAGTTACACTTTTAGCCCCAACACCACTTTCTTCTGCTTCAAACAAATTTGTGCCATTAATTAATAATTTAGCTGATTCGCAAACTGCCTTCATTAACCTTTTGGGTATTCCAATAACTAAATAACCTTCCCTATCATATAAATATAATCTAGGGAAAGATAAGTCCTGCTCTTGTTCTGTTGAACATCCTCTAAAATTATACTTCATATCAATGTATTGGGTTGCTTTAATTATATAATTAATTAGCGTCTCATCATCTTGCGTAAATGTTGTTCCTCTTAAAGCCCAATAGTTTACTAAATATTCTAATGTTATATAACTATTAGCATTTTCAACTACTGTACCATCTTCTACAATCAAAGCCATTATGACACCCCCTTTTATGTATCTTTATACTGCCCTTGCATTAATACAAGCTTTAAATCTTTTGCCATATCTGTAAGCTTAACGTCAAGACCTACGATTTTTGTTTCAATAATTACTAATCTTTCATTTGTGTTATATCTTACATCGCTTAAATTGTCTTTCAATCCAGTTATAACTTCATTCGTTTGATTAACATTATCTTTTAAAAAACATATATCTTTTCCATGTTGCTTAATAACAGACTCCTTTTTTAAAATGGAGAAGATGTACACAATAAGACTGCTGATTGCCCCAGAAGTAAAAATAGCAATTAAGTATCCTATTGTATTTTGGTTCATTTTTTACCCTCTGTTTTAACCTTTTCTGCTTTAGCTAACTTAGCTACTTCTGCTTTGTTTAACGTTGGTGGTGCTTTTACAACTTTCTCTTCTTTTGAACTGTTTATTTCTTTTTTTAATTTATTATAATCATCAGACAATTGGTCTAATCTATCAAGTAATTCTTTGATTGTTGATTTCATATTGACCTTGTATTGCTCAAATTCAAAAACTGACAAAGACATACCATTGCTTTCTCTTTTAAAACTAAATGGTTGTTCCATATTTTATTCCTTCGCTATTAAGCTACTAATGTATCTACACTAGTTTTATCGTCTACTGATACACCAGCAATTTTGCTTGTGCTACCTAATGTGAATGTACAAACATCTTCATCAGCCCATGTTCCAGTATATGTAATTATTACAGTTGCATGTCCATTTTCAAATTGTAATGTTGCACTTTCAAGTGTACTATCTCCATCACCTTCAGCTGTAGCTACAGCTGTAACTGGTAATGCACTATTAAAACTTTTTACTTCTTCGCCATCAGCATCTAATACTTGACAATAAAGACTTCTTGTAAATCCATCACCTGCTATTGCAGTTGTAATTGCTCCAGCACTATTGCCTAACGTAGGAATGTTAACTTTTAATTCAAACCCTGCGTTTATGATGTTATACATTACTTGATAACTATCATTTGTCTTTATGTTTTTTTCACCAAAAGACTTACTATATTCACTACTCCATCTCATTTAAATTCTCCTTTTTAATTCGGTATAAACGTTTGCCAGCATATTATTTAGCTGGCAAACAAATCTATTAACCTAAAGTTTTTAATACAACAAATCCAGTGAGTTTAACACTGCTTGCTGTTCTATCCCAGTTAGCTTCGTTAGCTAAATCTGCATCGGTAGGGAAATCGCCATCATCACTAGTGATAGATGATTCAGTCCAACTGAAACCATAAGGGTGTAATGCAAAACATTTTCTTGTATGAATAAAGTCTTGACCACCACCTCTATTAGGATTTCTTTCAGATTCAACAGCCATGAAACCAGCATAAGATTCACCATAACCAAATGCACCAGTTTTAAAGAAAGTAGTCCAATATACAGGAGTATTAGGAGTACTTACACCAGCGATAGTAACGGTTTCAAGTTTGTATGTTTCATAGTCATCTAAAATAATTGATTTACCAAAGAATGTACCAAAACCTAAGTTCTGTGAACTGATTGTTTGAGTATCAATTATATTCAATTTTGTTAAACGAGCATAAGGTACACTATGTATTGCCATTGCTGTAATTTCTTGGAATTTTGCTCCCATTTTGAAAATAGTATCAACGATAACATCATAATTGATTTTAGCGTCATCACCATCATTAGTAGTAATGTCATTTACCATATCATGTGCATCATTTGTAATATTATCTGCTAGAATACCTTGTTCAGTAACAAATAATAATTGTTGCATTGCTTTACCCCAATAAGTATCAATATAACTAGCCAAAGCGTCCATTACATTTTCACCTGAAAGGATACTTGCTAAAGCATTTGCACCCCATTTTTGAACACGTACTTGTCTACGTACATCAAATTCACCTGATGTAATAAAGTTAGTATTTACATCAACTTCTTGTTGAGGTATTTGAGTAGTTGCATCTCCTGCTAAAATTAAATCTTTCCAGAAAGGTGTGCTAAATTTCTTAGAACCACCGATAAGGTTTGCTGTTATTTTAGGGTTAACTACTACGATTCCTGATTTGTATATTAATGAATCATATATAGATTTCTCTCTAAGATAGTCATTGTATACCTGTGGTTGTTTAATATCTCCAATTTGTGTTTCACGATAAGCCATTTGTTTTTTCTCCTATGTTTTTATTAATTATTATCGGCTTTTTTAAGTCTTTCATATTGTGCTGGGTCTGTGTTAGCCATCTCTATTCTTGCACTAAATGGTACTTCAGAAAGTTTTGTATAACGTATTACTTTTCCTTTCGTTGGTTTAGCCCCACCACCATCGGTAACAGGTGCTTGTAGATAAGCTTTAGCTGTATCTGTACTTTTCCAATACTCCAAATACTCTTCGGCTTTCATTCTACCATTTTCGTCTTTAAGATAGTCAGGTGCATTGCCATAGGCATCACGCATCTTTACTTCCCTCTCGCCATCATCATTAATAACGACTTCAGCATAATTACTGAAATAACCCTTTAATAAAGTACTATGTGCATCCATAACAGGTACGCCATTAGCTAACTGTCCTGCAATAGTATCCTTTATCATTCCACCATTAATTTCATTATCTTGTTTAGTGATTCTTTCATCTTTTTCACTAACAATTGTGTTATATTTATCAATCTCTAATTGATGTTTACGTTCTAATTTAGCTGTTAATTTTTCAAGTTCGACTTGAACATCTTCGTTTGTATTGGTAGGATTTTCTGTTCGTTCTTCTTCTTCTTCTTTTAAACGTGTGTAATCTACTCTTAATACTTCGTCTTCAGCTAACTTTGTTTTGAGTTCTTTTTGTTTACCTAATAACTCATTATTCTTTTTATTAACTTTTTCCTTTTCTACTTTTAGTGCATTAAAGGTTGTTTCCATTCTTGTTAAAACATCACCTACATCTAATCCTTCTACATTTGATAACGCTTCATTCAGTTCTTTCATTAATTCTTCCATGAATTACTCCTTATTTTTTAATTGTTCTAATGTTAATTTTTGATTATTAGCACTAAAGCTACTAATCTTATAATCATTCTCTTTATATAAAGTATAACGTGAAGGTCCTAGTGTTTCTCGTTGAAAAGCATCTGTTTGCTTTACAAACCATGTACTATATGTTTCTTTGTCAGAAACTTGACCGTTCATACTTGCTCTTGTGCTTGCAGGATAATCATGTTTTGATAATCCCATATCTTTAAGTGATTTAACTATTGGCACAGTAGTTGACCTGCATCCAAAATGAGCTGGAGGCAATTGACCATTCAATTCATTTTTACTACCATCGTACATATCTACTAAACCATCTAGTCCCATACAAATAACAGTTGTAGCACCATCTA